CTTCGGTTTTATTTGGTTTTCTTGGTCAGTTCTGAAAGTATCACGGCAGGCAGTACAAGCAAACAAACGAGATAAAACATTTATGCGGTCACCTCCTCAAAGGGGTTTTGTACCGTCTGCACGGTTACCCATAAATCAATATATTGTTTTACCCATCCCCGGCGGTCGTTGTCAAAGTCGGTGGATGCTGTCAAAACAAATCCCACTTGCACGGCTTCACCGCTCTTTGTATCTCTGTACATAGGGCATTTTGTTTTTATAGCGTTGTCGGAGATGTCTATATAATAATTGTCGTGTACTGCTTTTTGATACTGTTTCAGGGCTTCGCCCATTGTGGCGGCTTCGGTGGTTATTTCTCTAATAATGCCGGAGTCAATCCACCATTTTTTATTGTTGTACGGCTTCATTGTTGCGGATGTCTTAAATTGATATAACATTGTTATTCCTCCTTATATAACCATTTCGGCAAATGCTTTTAATTCTGCTGTGATGCTTCCGGGGTCGTTTGCGAATTTTTCAAGCCACGTTGCAAAGTGGATTGATAAATATAGTTCAAGGTTTTCAAGGTTTTCAGGCTTTTCGGCAATGGTTTTTATTGCTTCGCAAAATTGCTTTGCTTCCTGTTCAAATTTGCGTTCAATCATCGTTTTCGTCCTCCTGCTCTAATTCATCAAATAGGGCCGCTAAATTATCATCGCTGTCAATACTGTCAATATATTGTCGGTTTTCGCTCATTGCTTCAATAGCATATTCGTCAAGGTGTGCGGAATAATCTTTATAATCTGATGATACTAAATTACCATAACCGTTATAATAAAAATAATCTCTGTTGGGATTAAATTCGCCGTATGTTTTATTGCCGTTGCTGTCGGTCGTGTATGTGTCATCATCTCGCCCATAATAAGCCCTGCGGAGGAGTTCAAGCGGTTCTGTACCTGAATAAAATTCGTTCAATTCATCCATAGAATAATAGCGGTCATCGTTCAAATATCCGTTGTAACTGTCTAATTCCTCTATACAAGAATTAAAAATGTCTTCATTTTCATTGAAAAATTCAATAATCTTTTTTACTGTCGTTTCTTTCATTGCTTTATACCTCCATTATAAATTGATATATTGTTGTTTGTTGAGTCCACAAAAAGCGGCAATATGGCGACCTGTTGTTGCTGTCCATCCGTTCCATAGTTTTTCTAACGTGCCGTCCGTGTACCGTGTCAAAATAGGTGTGCCGTAACTGTAGAGCGTTTCAGAGCCGTCAAAGTCAATGTGTACTTGTGCTTTGCCGTAAAACGATTTGCGGCCGTCCGTGGGTTTAAGTTCGTAAATTTTCATAGGGTAGTACCTCCATTTAATAAAATACTTTGTTTTGATTTGTGCCGGGGGTAGTCTGTCAGGCTGTCCGGCTGTGTGCTATATCTCAGATATTTCTGAGTTCGTACATAGTATATCAGATATATCTGAGTTTGTCAAGAGGTTTTGCAAAAGTTTTTCAGATTTTTCTGAGGTTTTCGCCGTGTCCGTTTTCTTTTGAGTTTTCGCACGGTGTGCGGCCCTGCATCCCATCGCCCACAGAGCCGGAGCAGGTGCGACCCCGGAGGGGGAAGCGGAACAGGGGCAGGGGTCGGAGTTAGCCCTCTGAGTAGCCGAAAAATAAAAAAAAGTTGAAAAATATCTCAGAAATATCTTGACAACCTCAGAAATATCTGCTATAATGATGTCAAACCAAAGGAGGTTATGATTATGAAAGCAACACAAGCCCTTAAAAAAGTAATGGAAATGAGAGAGGTAAAACCTGCTGTCCTCTGTGACAGACTCAATATCAAATCCAATGTTCTCTCCGAGCGTTTCAAACAGGAGAACATCAGCGTAGCCAAACTCAATGAGATGCTCAAAGCAATGGACTACAAAATCGTTGTTGTTCCGAGAGATGCAAGAGTGTCCGAGGGTGGCATCGAAATAGAGTAACCCACAGGAGGTGTGCGTAATGATTTACGGATATGCAAGAGTAAGTACCAAAGGTCAGGACAAATACGGCAATAGCCTTGAGGTACAGGAAAAGCAGTTAAAGGACAATGGTGCTGAGGTGATTTTCTACGAGAGTTTCACAGGCACTAAGAAGCATAGACCTGAACTTGACAAACTGTTGGCTCTGTTGCAAGAGGGAGATACGATTGTGGTTACGAAACTTGACCGCATCGCTCGTAGCACTCGTGACGGATTGGACATTATTGATGAACTGCTCAGCAAGGGAGTTTCCATCAATATTCTTAATATGGGTAAGTTCGATGACAGCCCCACAGGTCGATTGATGAGAACGATATTCTTTGCCTTTGCGGAATTTGAGAGGGATATGATTGTTCAGCGTACCTCAGAGGGCAAAGAGATTTGCAGGAATGACCCAAATTGGAAAGAGGGTCGTAAGCGTAAAGCACCTGCTGAGTTTGAAAAATTCCTCAAAATGCAAAAAGACGGACTCGTGACCGTGGATGACTGCTGTGCCGAACTCGGTATCAGCCGTAGCACTTGGTATGCACGAGCATCGGAGGTAAGGGTATGATTTGGATTGTTGCTATATTGGCTATCCCGGTAGTCGTGTTGTTTGAGTTGACAAAATCACCGAGAGTGAGCGGTAAGGGCCGCAGGAGGAGAAAATAATGAAAAGAATATTGTGCTTAGCAATGGCTCTGATGATGCTGTTCTCTTTGGCAGGATGCGTTGTCGAGCCTACGGATGAGAGCGGTCACACGTTGACCTATGTAGAGGGTAAGGATGTGGTCATCAATGAGCAGACCTACATCGGATTGTTCTTTGACTACACCAACGACTCAGGCGAAACAGTCCTGCCGTGTGATGCTATCAACGTGAAAGCGTTTCAGAACGGCATTGAGTTGGTGGTCACGGTTTTCACAGGACAGGAAATCGAGGGTGCTATCCAATGTGATACACAAGTGCAAACAGGTACAACGGCGAGAGTCGTATGGCTCTTTGAGAGGGTCGATGACTCACCTGTATCGGTGGAAACCACAGACGGACAAAAGTTCGTGGTTGAATGATTGAGTGTGCGTAATGATTTACGGAGTTCGTAGATTGTTACGCACTCTTTTTATTTTCAGGAGGTAAATATGGAACAGTTACTATCAAAAATTTCGGAAAAATACAAAAAGACCCCCTCGGTGGGAGTCTTTACGGATATGTTTGCTATGGTGAGAGAGTGCGGCAAGACCGACCTGCCCCTCGCTCTCAAGTACGGACGAGAACTGTCCAATTATTTGGACAGATACATTCCTGTGAGTGGTGCCGCCATCAAAGACCTATTCGCTTTGCACAAGAGAGTTCTACATTGGTTAGCCCCAAACGATTTCCACTCTGCTATCCTGTATGCAGAATGGAACAGAGAGCCGAGTAAGCAGTTCTATCGTCCTCGTATGAAAGTCTTACGACAGGTCGTGGATGCCCTACAGGATTTAACGGATGATAAGTTAGACCTACTCGCCATCTCTCTCCCTCCGGGTGCAGGAAAGACCACTCTCGCCATTTTCTATCTCACTTGGCTCGGATTGAAAAGACCTGATGAGCCGAAACTCACAGGCTCTCACTCCAATGCGTTCATCCGAGGAGTCTATGACGAGTGCTTGAGAATGTTAGACCCTCAAGGTGAGTATCTGTGGGGCGAGATTTTCCCCGGAGTGTCGGTTACGAATACCAATGCTAAGGACTGTCGTATCGACATCGGAAAGCGAAAGAGATTTGAAACGCTTGAGTTCACCTCGACAGGTACAGGTAACGCAGGTCTTTATCGTGCATCAGACCTCTTGTACTGCGATGACCTTGTTCCGTCAATCGAGGTCGCTTTGAGCAAGGAGCGTTTGGACAAACTATGGGAACAGTACACCACCGACCTTAGACAGCGTAAGATTGGTGACCATTGTAAGGAGTTGCACATCGCTACACGTTGGTCTGTTCACGATGTCATAGGCAGACTTGAGAACGAGTATGGTGACAGCGACCGTGCGAGGTTTATCGTTATCCCTGCTCTCGATGAAAACGATGAGTCGAATTTTGATTATGCCTACGGAGTCGGTTTCAACACTCAGTTCTATCACGAACAGCGTAGGATAATGGACGATGCTTCGTGGAGAGCCTTGTACCTCAATCAGCCTATCGAAAGAGAGGGCCGCTTGTTTACAGACAACGAATTGAGGAGATACTTTGAATTGCCGGACAGAGAGCCGGATGCCATCATCTCGGTCTGCGATACTAAGGACAGAGGTACGGACTACTGCGTTATGCCTGTCGCATACCAATACGGACAGGATTTCTACATTGACGATATTATCTGCGATAACAGTAACCCTGAAATCGTGGAAACTCGGTTGATAATGGCTCTGCTCCGAAACAAGGTACACATCAGTCGCTTTGAGTCTAACTCCGCAGGTGGCAGAGTCGCTCAAAAGGTACAAGAGGGTGTGAAAGCCAAAGGCGGCAGGACTAAGATTACGACCAAATACACCACGGCAAACAAGGAAACGAAAATCCTCGTCAATTCTCCGTGGGTCAAGGAGCATTGTCTGTTCAAGGACGATAGTATCATCAAGGACAACAAGGAGTACCGCAAAGCACTTACTTTCCTTTGCTCCTACTCGCTGATGGGTAAAAACAAGTGGGATGATGTCCCGGATGCCTTTAGTCAGTTGGCAGAATACGCTCAATCCCTCACAGGAGCGAAAGCGGAAGCGTTCCAAAGACCTTTTTAACAAATAATTCAGATTTTTACATCTAAATTTTAGAATTTCTATTGACAAGAATTAGAACTTGTGATATAATATAGGGTGTAAAATAGAATTATTGGATATTTTTATGTGCGTAATGATTTACGGTGGGTCAGCCCCACGAGTCATTACGCACTTTTTATTTTGTTGCAAAGGAGGAGATTGGGAATGAACACAAATATGAATATGTTTGGTCGTGAGAGAATTTTCACCGATGTCGATGTCATCACCGATGAGAATATCATTGATGAAATCACCGATGCGATGAATGTGCATCTCAAGAATAGAAACCAAATCGAATATCTGTGGAATTACTATCGTGGAAAACAGCCGATTTTGGAACGTGAGAAAAAAGTTCGTCCTGAGATTTGCAACAAAATTGTAGAAAACAGGGCTAACGAAATTGTTTCGTTCAAGGTAGGCTATCTCTGCGGTGAGCCTATCCAATATGTAGGTCGTAACGGCGATGAGGGAGTGTCTAAGGCGATTGCCGAACTTAACGAGATGATGTTCAGCGAGAACAAAGCATCTAAGGACAAGCAGATTGTTGAGTGGCAGATGATTGCAGGTACTGCGTACCGCTTGGTGCTTCCTGATAAGAGGATTGATGAGGACGATGCTCCGTTTGAGATGTTCTCGCTCGACCCTCGTGATACATTCGTGGTTTATTCCAACAAGATTGGAAACAAGCCTGTGTTCGCAGTCAAGTATTGCACCGACAAAAAGGGTGTCGATACATTTTCTGTGTACACGAACAATCATTTTTGGGAAATCCGGGATAAGAAAATCATCAAGAGCAAGGGTCACGCTC